TTCTCTTAGAGCTTGGGGCGCAACGTCCAAGGAAGACGCTAAAGCTAAAGCTAAAGCGATCTCTAAGAGGAATAGTAAATGAGGCCAGTATCAGTCGGACTTAACCCCACAGCCAATACGCTGACAACTGTTTATACAGTTCCTACGGGTTATTACGCCAAGTTTACTGTGATGTACATTCACAATACTGGCGGTTCGACTAAGCACATTACTGTTCAATGGTATGACGCAAGCACTGCTACTACCTTGGATATTCTTACTAACTACGACTTTACTTCAAAGCAATACCTTCAGTTTGATGGCAATGCTTATATCGTTTTAGAAGAAGGCGATAGAATTCAAATTACTACTCAATCTGCTAGTAGCTTTAGTTTTATTGCAACATTTGAGGTTCAGGGAGCACAACGAACATGACCTACTTAGAACTTGTGAATGACGTTCTCACCCGTTTGCGTGAGACTAATGTTTCTACAGTCTCAGAAACTGCCTATTCCGCATTGGTTGGCAAGTTTGTCAATGATGCTAAACGTCAAATTGAAGATTCCTATAATTGGAATGTCTTGGGACAAACAATTACAGTTACTACCACCAGTGGCACAAGTTCTTACGCTTTGACGGGTGCGGGTCAGAAGTTCCGTGTTAATGACGCTATTAACACTACCAGTGTTATAACATTGGATAACACCACTACTGCGGACATGAACCGCAAACTCAACTTTGGTACACCTTCACAATCTATTCCTTCAGAGTTCTGCTTTAGTGGTGTAGATGGTAGTGGTGACACAAAGGTTGATCTGTTTCCTGTTCCTGATGGTGTCTATACACTTAAGTTTGATTTGACCATCCCACAGGCTAATCTGTCTGCTGATGGCACTTCAGTCAAGGTATTGGACTATTTGGTGACTCAAAGTGCCTATGCTCGTGGTTTGATTGAGCGTGGTGAGGATGGAGGCACTGCTTCTAATGAAGCGTACGCTTTGTTCCGTGGAATGCTATCTGACGCTATTGCATTGGAAAGCACTCGTTACCCTGAAGACAACTTTGTGGCGGTCTAAATGGCAGCACCACTTCAAAGTCAAAGTATTAGCGCACCAGGCTTTTTTGGCCTGAACTCGCAAGATTCGCCATTAGATTTGGCATCTGGCTTCGCTTTGGTTGCCGCTAACTGTGTCATTGACCAGTATGGTCGTATCGGCTCACGCAAGGGCTATACACTTCTTAATTCCTCATCAGGAAATCTTGGTGATAATGATGTGGGTGTTATCCATGAATTAGTCCAATCTGATGGAACTTTGACTGTTCTGTTTTCTGGAAATAACAAACTATTTAAACTTGGCACTTCTAATGCTGTGACTGAGTTGACCTATGGTGGCGGTGGTTCTGCTCCTACCATTACGGCTAATAATTGGCAATGTGCTTCTTTAAATGGCATTGCATACTTCTTCCAAACAGGACACGATCCACTCATTTTTGACCCTGCTATAAGTACAACTACTTACCGCAGAGTTTCTGAGAAATCTGGCTATGTCGGTACTGTTCCGCAAGCAAACATTGGTATTTCAGCATTTGGTCGTTTGTGGGTGGCTAATACATCTACAGATAAGGTGACGATTACCTTTTCTGACTTGATTGCAGGTCATGTATGGGGCGGTGGTACTTCAGGCACTTTAGATGTATCTCGTGTGTGGCCTAATGGTGCTGATGAAGTAATGGGTCTAGCGGCTCACAATGATTTCTTTTTCATCTTTGGCAAGAGGCAGATACTTGTTTACTCTGGTGCTTCTACACCCGCTTCTTTGGTTTTGAGCGACACAGTAGGTGCTATTGGGTGTATTGCAAGAGATTCCATTCAGAGCATTGGTACAGACGTTATCTTCTTGTCAGACTCGGGTGTTCGTTCTTTGATGAGGACAATCCAAGAGAAATCTGCACCCCTAAGAGACTTGTCTAAAAATGTTAGATCAGATTTAGTATCCTCTGTAACTGGAGAAAATCTGGCGAGTATAAAATCTGTTTATTCAGAAAAGAATGCTTTTTACTTGTTAACTCTCCCATTGTTGGCACAGGTCTTTTGTTTTGATACAAAGATGCAATTGCAAGATGGAGCATACAGAGTAACCAAGTGGGATTCTGTTGCGCCAACAGCTCTTCACTCGCTTCGCAATGGTGACTTGTATATTGGTAAAAGAGGTTTTATAGGTAAGTATGGAGGTTTCTTAGATAACACATCTACTTACCGACTATCGTATTTTACTAACCATGCAGACCTTGGTAATGAGAATCAGATTTCTATTCTCAAGAGAATTAAGACAATCATCATTGGTGGCTCTAACCAGTTTGTGACGATCAAATGGGGGTTTGACTTTGCTGCCAACTATTTGTCTGGTAACGCTTTCATCCCTACACAACAGAACTATGAGTATGGACTTGCTGAGTACGGAGTAGCCCAATACTCTGGCGGTTTATTGATTAAAACACTAGATGTAAATGCTTCTGGTGCGGGAAAAGTTGTTCAAACAGGTTACGAAACCACTATCAACGGCACTCAACTGTCAATTCAGAAGATTGAAATTCAATCTAAGAACGGGAAAATATCATGAGTAACTACACAAAAAGTACCAACTTTGCGACTAAAGATAACCTCACGCCTGGCGATCCACTAAAGATTGTCCGTGGTACTGAGATTGATACTGAGTTTAACAATATTGCTACTGCTGTTGCAACTAAGACAGATAATTCTGCTGCGGCGATTACTGGTGGAACAATTACTGGTATTACAGACTTAGCAGTTGCTGATGGTGGTACTGGTGCTTCTACTGCGGCTGGTGCGTTGAACAACCTCTTGCCTAGCCAAACAAGTAACGCTAACAAGTATCTTCAAACTGATGGCACAAATGCCTCATGGGATGCGGTAAGCCTCTCAACTGCTGATATTACAGGAACTCTTGGTGTTGCCAATGGTGGTACTGGTGTAACTACATCTACAGGAACAACCAATGTAGTGTTGTCAAACTCGCCAACATTGGTGACTCCCGCCTTGGGAACTCCATCAGCCTTGGTTGGCACAAACATCACAGGGACTGCTTCTGGTCTGACTGCGGGTAACGTCACTACTAATGCTAACTTAACAGGTGCAGTCACTTCTGTTGGCAATGCAACGTCACTAGGCTCATTCACCTCTGCTAACCTTTTGGGTGCTTTGACAGACGAAACAGGAACGGGATCAGCAGTATTTGCTACCTCTCCTACCTTAGTAACTCCTATCCTTGGAACGCCTACTAGCGCAACCTTAACGAACGCTACAGGTCTTCCTATCTCTACAGGTGTGTCTGGTTTGGGTACTGGAATTGCGACTGCTCTAGCGGTCAATACAGGCTCTGCGGGTGCGCCAGTATTGTTCAATGGTGCATTGGGTACACCCTCTGGTGGCACTTTAACATCAGTAACTGGCCTACCACTGACAACTGGAGTGACAGGAACACTACCTACTGCCAATGGCGGTACAAACTTAGGTGGTGCTACTCCATTCACATCAGGCGGTGTGGTTTACGCATCTAGTACAAGTGCATTGGCTACTGGGTCTGCGCTTACTTTTGATGGTTCTAATTTGGGTATTGGAGTTACTCCGAGTACCACCAATTCTGCAATAAAATTATTAGACATTAATACAACGGGAAGTATTGCTTCTTACAGCGATAGCACAACCGCCCAATTTACATATTTATCGTCTAACGCTTTCCTTAACTCAGGACTTTCTTGGACTTATAAGTTAACAGGTATAACCTCATCCGCTTATATGCAGTCCCACAATGCTGGTCATATTTGGTACACAGCCGCATCAGGAACAGCAGGGAACACTATCTCCTTTGCTCAACCAATGACTCTGGATACAAGTGGAAATTTGATGGTTGGTATGACATCGCCACTTTTGAGTACAAGTGGTCGTGGAAACATTACTCTAAATGGGTCAAGTGAAACAATTTTGTCTTTTGGAATTGGTGGTAACTTAGCTTCATATATTTATAGTACCGCCTCGGCTATGGTTTTTAATGCACAGACTTCAAGAACTATTAATTTTGAAACAGGTGGTTCAGAAAGACTACGCATCACAAGCACAGGTAAAGTAGGTATTGGAACAAGTTCGCCTGATGAAATACTCCGTATAAATGGTGGTTCAGATGGAGATTCAAGACTTAGGTTGTACAACCAAGGGACTGAAATGGGTGCGCTTGGTAGCCAAACAGGTTACTTTGGTTCTGGTGGTGCAAACCAATTACTTTTACATGGTGCTGTTGGTTTAACTGTTGCCTCTAATTCGGCTTTGATTTTTATGGCTGGTGGTGTAACAGAACGTATGCGTATTGACTCGGCAGGCATTGTTACGATGAATGCTTATGGTGCGGGAGCAGCGACATTTTCAGCGGCTGGTGTTATTTCATCCGTATCAGATGAAACATGGAAAATTAAAGATGGTGTCCCATCTAATCCTGACGTAATGCTTCAAAAGTTAGAGCCATGCTATTGGTTCTATAACGAAGAAAAAGCACCTATTTTTGGGCAAGAAAGACAATTAGGTTTCTTTGCTCAAAACGTCAATGTTGCTATCGGCCCAGAAGCCGCACCAGAGCCAGAAGAAGGAAAGCCTTGGGGCTATTACGACAGGTCAGTTTTAGCGATAACTGTTATGTCTTTGCAAAAAGCACTTACAACTATTGAAACCCTCAAGGAACGACTTGATGCCGCTAATCTTTAAAAGGAAATAACATGACAAACTGGACTATCTCAACACTTGAGCGTGAAACCTCAAACGGCTTTGTAACAACTGCACACTGGCAAGCCACAGCAGTAGATGGAGACTACACAGCCTCTATTTACTCAACTTGCTCATGGGCTGATGGCACACCAACGATTCCCTATGCAGACCTGACACAAGAAACAGTCCTTGGTTGGGTATGGGCTAATGGTATTGACAAGCAAGCCACAGAAGATGCACTAGCCGCTAACATTGCTTTGCAGAAGAATCCTGTTACTGCTACTGGCACACCTTGGGGTCAAGCATGAAATTAGAGTTAGATGCAAACGAAGTGCAATTTATCTTGAATGTGCTTGGTGAGATGCCAGCAAAATCAGGCGTTTGGCCTCTGATTCTTAAAATAAAAGATCAGGCTGAAGCGCAAGTACCTAAAGAAGCGGAGTAAACAATCATGGCCGTAACAAATCAACAAGTTATAGATTTCTTGCTTGCCAATCCAGGCATAAGCGATGAAAAGATTTTTGAGGCCATGAAAACGGCTGGAGTACCTCCATCTCAAATGGCGGCTATTGCTGTTGTTCCTGTAGGCGATATTATTGCTAGACTTGCCCCATTTCTACCTCGGGATCAGGCTGTGTTGCTTGGTGACACATGGGTTCAAGGCAACTATAGAACTATTGGCTCTGGCGAAAATCAAGAGATTGGCCCACTTGAGAGCATTAACATTTATAAAACTAAAGGTGGTATAAAAGATAAAGTTCCCGTTGGCACAGAAGTTCAAAACTATAGCCCTACTGGTGAGTTTATTAATACATCTAAGACTAAAAAAGATTTATCATTTTTTGGTGGTTTAGTAGATGCACTTAAAGACCCCGTAGTTTTAGCCGCTTTAGGCGGTGCTGCTGCGGGTGGACTATTAACTGGCGCAGGAACAGCCGCTACTGTAGGAACTACTGGTCTGACTGCAGGTGAGCTTGCGTTAGCAGACTTATCACTCGGTGGTGCGGGTGGCACTGCGGGTGCTACTACTCTTGCCAATGCCTTGACTACTGGTGCAACTGTTCCAACTTTAACCAACTTAACTGGTGGTAGCGGTCTTCTTACTGGTGAAGCGGCAGGAATCACGGCTGAGTCTGTTGCTAAAAAACTAGCAGAAGATGCTGCGGCTCAAGCTAAGATTGCTGCAGATGCGGCTACTGCCAAGGCTGCTGCTGACGCTGCCGCTGCTAAAGCGGCTGCCGATGCTAAGGCAATTGCAGATGCTGCCGCCAGTGCTGATGCGGCTACTAAGGCCGCTGCCGCAGAGGCTGCTGCTAAAGCAACTGCTGATGCCGCTGCTGCCAAGGCTGCCGCTGATGCCGCTGCCGCTACAGCCGCTGCAGAAGCCGCTGCTGCAGAAGCCGCTGCTGCAGAAGCTGCCGCTGCAGAGATTGCCGCAACAGAGGCTGCAACTGCCAAAGCTGCTGCCGATGCTGCAACTGCTAAGGCCGCTGCAGATGCTGCCGCTGCTACTGCTGCGGCTAAGGCTACTGCCGATGCTACCGCTGCGGCTGCTGCTGCGAAGGCTACCGCTGATGCTGCGGCTTTGGCTACTGCGGCTACAACCCTTACCACAACTCAAGTTACTGATCTATTGAAAACAGGCTTAACAGCGGCTCAGATTGCTCAATTGTTTTCAACAGGAGCTACTACTGCTTCTGGTCTACTTCAACAAGCGACATCTCGTGAAGCGGCTGTTGCGGCTCAACAAAGAATTGATGCTGAGACTGCGGCTGCCAAAACTGCTGCTCAGTTTAGACCTGTTGGGATGACTACTCGTTTTGGTACGTCACAATTTACAGTTGACCCAGTAACAGGTAGATTAACAAGCGCAGGGTACACACTAAGTCCTGAAGCCAAAGCTCAACAAGATAGATTGATGGCTTTGTCAAATCAAGGCTTAACACAGGCAGAACAAGCACAAGCCAAATTTGCTCCTGTGCAAACAGGCGCACAGAGTTTGTTTGGTTTAGGTCAAGGTATTCTTAATGCTCCTAGTGACACCCGTGTAGGCAACATTGCTTCTCAATATTTAGGTCAATCCGCAGAGAGCAAGCGTTTGACTGCACTTGGTGGTGATTATTTAACGCAGTCTCCAGAAAGTAAGGAGCTAACTGCTCTTGGTAAAGGTTATTTAACTGTCTCGCCAGAAAGCCAGCGTTTAGCTGCTCTTGGCGGTGATTATTTAACTCAATCTCCTGAGAGCAAAATGCTTACTGCTCTTGGAGGTCGGTACATTGCTCAATCTCCTGAACAAGTGGCTCAGAACTATCTCAATCAACAGATGGCTTTGTTGCAACCAGGCAGAGAGATAGAGTTGGCTAATCTGCAAAACAGACTCCAACAACAGGGTCGTGCAGGTCTTTCTGTGGCTCAAGGTGGTACTTATGGTGCTACTACCCCTGAACTACAGGCTTTGTTTAATGCTCGTGCTATGCAAGAAGCTCAATTGGCGGCTCAAGCTCAACAGGCTGGTCAACAACAAGTTCAGTTTGGTGCGGGATTGGTTGGAACTGGTCAGCAACTTGGAATCCAAGGCCAGAAGTTTGGATCAGAACTAATTGGTGCAGGTCAACAGCTAGGCATCCAAGGCCAGAAGTTTGGAGCAGACTTAATTGGGTCGGGTCAGCAATTAGGAATTCAAGGTCAACAGTTTGGCTCTAACTTGATTGGTGCAGGTCAACAGTTAGGAATCCAAGGTCAACAATTTGGCATTGATGCTTTGGCTAGACAACAGGCCTTAGAGCAACAAAGACTTGGTTTTGGCTCTGGATTATTAACGCAAGGCGCAGGGCTACAGGGTCAATACTATGCGGGTCAGCAAGCCGCTTATTCACCTTATACGACTGCTTTGGGACAAGTTCAAGGCTTGGAGACTGCGGCACAACAACCTTACACAATGGGCGCACAATTAGGTCAATATGGCGCACAAGCTGGTGCTAATGTTGGTCAACTTGGATTGCGTGGTGCTGAACAAAGTGTTGCATTAGCAACTGGTAGAGCCGCAACAACCAATCCTTACGCTTCATTATTGGGTGGTGTTGGAGCTTCTGATGCCTTTAGTCAGCTCGTTGGTGGAGTGTTTGGAACTACTCTTACTGCTGAACAAGAAGCGATAGATCGATATATGAAAAACTTTGTTTAAGGACTCATCATGGCAGAAAATATCGTAGCGGGTTTATTTGGACTAACCCCACAAATGTATGGTGAGCAACAGCGCAGAAGTGCTTTGCAAGAAGGGATTGATCTTGCTCAATTAGACCCTGCCTCTAGGGGTGCGGCTATGACCTATGCGGGTGCTAAAGGTCTTGGTACTGCCATTGGTGGTGCTTTTGGAATAGAAGACCCACAACTGAAGCTAATCAGTGCTAGGAATACCATTGCCCAACAGATTGACCAGACCAATCCTGAGTCGATTCTAAAAGGTGCTCAGATGTTGGCTCAAGCTGGCGACCAACAAGGTGCTATGGCTTTGGCTCAATATGCTCGTCAAGCACAAAGTGAGATGGCTTTGATGCAACAAAGACGGGCGGCAGAACAGTCTTCATTGGCTACTGCGGCTAAGACTCAATTGTCTGTTAGACAAGAAGAGGAATTACGTGCTGAGTTGTCTAAACTTGGCCCTGACGCAACTCAAGATCAAGTTATCGGTGTTCTTACTAAATATGGCCCACCAGAGAAAGTTTTGGCGGCTTTAACAGCGGCTCAAAGCAGAACAGAAGCCACACAAGCTAGAACTGCGGCATCAGAGGCGGCTAATCAAGCTAAGATTGATGCGGCTAAAGTTGTAGCGGATGCCAAGATTGAAGCGGCTCGAGTGGCTGGTGCTACTGCTTTGCAAATTGCTCAAATGAGGGCTGATTCTGCAAGAGAATTGAGAGCATTAACAGCATCACTTAAAGGCCCTAAAGTTCTTCCTCCTAGTTTACAGAAAGAAGAAGACAAAGAACTAGAGTTAGTTGATTCATTAACGGCTCGTGAATCCTCATTAGCTCCCGCTATTGCAACATTGACTCCTGATCCTAAGACTGGCAAACCACCTTTGGAACTTGGCCCTGTCAACAATTTGCGTTATCAAGCACAGAATGCGGCAGGTAACTCTACTGTTGAGAGTCGAAACTATGCTGCTTTACAGCGTTCTGTTCAAGAGGCTACTAACTTGAAGACTGATGCCGCTAAAGGCGTACAAACTGACAAGGATGTGTTGCGTTTTGCCAACGAACTTATTGCGGCTTTTGGTGGAAATGATACTAAAACAACGCTCGAAGCTCTCAGTAACTTCTCAAAATCTACTGCAAAAGCTAAAGAAAACGCTCAAAAACGCATTGATAGTCGTCGTGTATCACAGGGTGTAGAACCTTATTACGGCATCAAGGCTGGCACTGCACAAAACCCTATTAAACTAGACTAAAGGTAAGCATCATGGCGACTGTTTATGAATACAAAGGCGCAACCTATGAATTGCCTGATGGCTTATCAAATGAAGCCGCTTTAGCAAAGATTAAGGCTAGTTTAGGTGAAGCAGAGGGACAACCTTCTTCACAACCTGCTGGTCAACTTACTCCTCAACCTATGTCTTTTGCCGAAGCTCCAAAAGAGCAAGGGTTGGGTGATCTTCTTAGACGACAACTTGGTTTGGCTACTCGTGCCGTAGTTACTGGTGTTTCTGCCCCAGCAAACATCGTTACAGACTTTTTAAGTGGCGCAGCTAATGTTGGTGCAAACATTATTGGATCAGAGAAACGTGTGCCTTATTTATCGAAAGAACAAAGCAAAGGTTTGACTCAACTTGGCGTTCCAGAACCCGAAACTGGTGCTGAACGGGCGGCTCAAGTTGGTATGCAAGCATTGACATCAGCAGGTGGAATGGCGGCAATGGCTCCCAAAACAATTTTTGGTGCTGATTTGGCTCGTCAACTCCCTGCCGCTACTGTTGCACCTATGGCTGCACAACCTGTTGCAGAAATAACAAAAGAAATAACTGGAAGTGACTTAGCCGCAACAATTGCCGCTTTGGGTGTTTCTGGTGCTGTGGGTAAATATACGGGAGATGTTGCGGGTCGAATTGCCGCAGGTAAACAACCTACCACTACGATGGCTGATGTTCAACAAAAAGCAAGTCGTGCTTATACAAAGGTTAGCGATCAAGGGATTGAAATATCTGGTCAAAACGCCACAAGCCTTGTTGACAAAATAAAAACTCGTTTAGACGCTGTTGATTACATTCCAGAAAATGCCGCACCTGTTGCCAACATTTTGAACAAATACGAAAGTATCCTTCAACGTGGAAACATTACGTTTGATAATATTGAGCAAATGCGTAGATTGGCAAATAATCTAAAAAGCAATCCAGACAAAAACATTCGTAGACTTGCGAGTGAAATGGTTGATAGCATTGATGACCACGTTGCCGCATTGTCTCCAAAAGATGTGGTATCTGGTGCGGGTGGGATTGATGTTGCCGTTAAAACAATCATGGAAGCCCGTAAAGACTTTAGAAATCTGAGTCGTGCAACAACACTTCAAAATGTTTTAGATATTGCAGAAACTAAAGCATTAAATCCAACCGCCTCTGAAAGCGAGTTAATTCGTCAAGGATTTATTACTCTTGCTGCCAACAAAAGCAAAATGAGCCTGTTTAGCAAAGATGAGCAAAATGCCATTAAAGCGGTTGTTAAAGGTAGTTCATTAGACCCATTGTTGACTCTAATGGCTAAGTTCAACCCACAGCGTAGTCAAATCATGGCTGGTGGAGCTTTTGCGGGTTCAATTGCAAAGCCAGAAATAGCAATTCCAATTGCTGCCGCAGGTTTTGGTGCAGACAAGTTACAAGCATTGTTGCGTAGACAATCTGCTGAAAGTGCAATGAGTGGTTTATTAACAGGCACAACACCTGGCCCTCAACCATCTTATTACACTCGTGGCTTGTTAAGCACAATGATGAATCCCCCTCAGTAATGAGAGACTATGCCGAAGCTATTATCGCTGCGGTATGTATTAGTGCTTTTGTCATTTTTTGTAGCTACATTATTGTTTGGTGTTTTCCGTGATCGTCTAAAGGCGGCAACCATAGAGTACCGATGTATTAAATGGACTTGGGTTGGAGATGTGTATAACCGAAGGGTTATCTGTCTTAAATGGGAGAAGGTGAAATGATTGATCCGATGACGGCTCTAGCTGGCATTCAGCAAGCTATTTCGATGGTTAAGAAGGCGAGTAAGGTCGCCAATGATTTAGGTTCTCTTGCTCCAATGATTGGCAAGATGTTCGATGCCAAGAGTACCGCTACTAAAGCATTGATTGAGGCTAAAAAGGGCAAAGGTTCCAATATGGGAACTGCTCTCCAGATTGAGATGGCTCTTGAACAGGCTAGAGCATTTGAGGAAGAGTTAAAGATGCTCTTCATGACCACAGGTAAGGTTGACGTTTGGAACAAGATTAAGGCTCGTCAAGACCAGATGGACATTGATGATGCTAGAGAACTTAGGGCTTTAGAGAGAGCAGATAAGAAAGCTAAACAAGAAGAAGAAGAGATGCAAGAGTTAGCCATGATTATTGGTGGTGTGGCTTTTGTTTTGTTCTTGGTTGGAATTGGTATTTATGAACTCATGGAGTTTTGCGATACCACTAAAAGGTGTGGTCGGTGAATGAGTATCAGAAGACTTTTGACCTATGCCTCAAGATATTCGTTTACGGGTGTGTGGCATTATGGTTTCTTGGCTTCTTAAAGTTCTTGCCTGATGATTTGTCGGACAAGATTGTTAATCTTCTACTTGGAAGGGTTGGGTTAGGGAAATGAGAATTACCACTTACCAACAGAATGCTCAAATGTTGTCAGAGGCTCACAGGATGATCCACCAACAGAATATGAAGCGTTTAGCAGAACTAACCAGACAAGCTGAACAACAACAGAGAATCCATGAGATTAAGACTCAATGGGCTAAGTCTGTGGACATCAAAGCATGAGATACCTACTGCTTCTTTTGTTGCTCAGTGGATGCAAAGATGTCTACAGGTATCCCTGCCAGAATCCTGATAACTTTCATGCACCTGATTGCCAGAAACCGAAGTGTTTGTTTACCCAACAATGCCCTGAATACTTAGTAGCCCCTATCTTGGAGAAAAAGGTCAATGACATCCAACCAGAAAAATGAGCCATTGAGTACAGAGGCTTTTGAGGTCAGAATTTGGGGCTTTGTAGTGGTTGTAGTCACTCTTATTCTGTGCATCATTGTTATTGCACTACTCTATTCTGTGACATTCGTCACTCAGCCAATCAAGAGTATGGCTCCAATTGACCAAGCCTACACCAAGATGTTGAACGACATCGTTCTTTTGATTGTTGGCGGTATCGGTGGAGTGATGACTAAAAGGGCGGCAGGTGCGGCTTCTAAGATGTTTAACCCTCCACCAATGTGTCAACCAATGGGCTATGGAGGCTCTCAGGGCGGTTTTAACGCCTCCTACGGGGCTTCTAACACATGGACTTCACCCTCGGGTGCTATGCCAGCTTGGGTGAATCCTCCTTTGGATGAATCTTGGACACCTGGCCCTCCTCCGACTACTCCTCCTGACCACTTAGAAGATGACCATGAGCGTGAAGAATTAGCACAAGCAAGAAAAGAGGCTGAATAATGTTCCCTATTCCTTTACCTTGGTTAATTGTGGGTGTTTTGGTATCTCTCTTTGGTACATACCGAGTTGGACACCATTATGGGTGGCTAGAACGTGATGGCGACATGAAGATAGCCATTGCCAAGAAGAATGAAGAATCTCGTAAAACAGAACAGCAACTGAACGAACAAATCAACCAAAACGCTACTAAATTACTGGAGGCTACCAATGCTATCAATCAAAAGACTTCTGCCCTTGCTGTTGCCAATCGTGCTGGCAAGTTGCGCCTCTGCCCCACCAGTTACGTACAAGCCCCCACAAGTACCTCCGTTGCCACCACAGATACAAAAGCAACCAGTGAACCTGACAGATCGCCTGACACAGCTTCTGATGCCGAAAGAGCAACCATCGAAGCCATCGCAGAAATAGTGGCACAGGGAGATCGGAACACTATTGCATTGAATGCTTGTGTAGATTCTTACAATGATGTTAGGAATTTGTTAAATGATAAACGCTGAACAACTCAAAGAACTTCACATTGGTGCTGAGTGGCTAGATGGTCTAAATGCTACTTTTGAGCGTTTTGACATTATGAATCCACTTAGAAAAGCGGCTTTCATTGGTCAATGTGGGCATGAAAGCGGTAACTTTAAGATGCTTACCGAAAACCTGAACTATCGTGCAGAGGCTTTACAGAAACTATGGCCTAAAAGGTTTGATGCTGCCAAGGCTCAGGCGTGTGCTAGAAATCCAAAGCTCATTGCCACGACTGTCTACAGCAACCGAATGGGCAACAGGGATGAGGCTTCAGGGGATGCCTGGCGGTTTATTGGCAGAGGATGTATCCAACTAACTGGCTCGGCTAATTATTTCCATGCAGGGAAGGCTCTAGGGGTTGATCTCATTATGAACCCCGAGTTAGTGGCTACTCCTATGTATGCCGCACTAACTGCGGGATGGTTTTGGGATACGCATAAGCTAAACCAATACGCTGATTCCCGTGACTATAAAACCATGACCAAAAAGATCAATGGTGGTTTTATTGGCTTAGACGACAGAATCAAGCATATTGAACACGCAATAGCAGTTTTGACCTAAGAAAACCTCGCAGGACAGTCTCTACCTTGATTGCAAGTGTTTAAACAAGGTGGGCAAGACTTCATATTCCTCACAAAAGTAGCGAAACTCTGCGAGGTGTCACCAAAGGCTTTCATCTTGTCAAACTCCTTGGCAACCTCCTCAAGCACTTCGTTTCGGTCTGGTCTATCAATGAATTCATGGTCATTGAGCCATGTTCTGATGATTCCCATTTATCTAACCCTCCTCAAGGGTACTTCTGTTCTCTCAATAGGTGGTGGTGGGGTCATACTCTCTGAGGGAGGAATCCAACCATGCTTTCTCCACAGGGTTTGAACGTCTGATCCAGACTCCCATTTGAAGTCTTTTAGTGGGACTGAAGGGTAGCTAATCTTGGAATGTGGTGGTTTTTCTATCATTTTGCTGCCCGCATAATTCGTTGATTTCTGCCAAACCGACCTCGTTTGACACCCGAAACTTCAATAAATCCTTTGTCTAACAAAGCACGATACCTTGCTGTTATTGAGGAATATGGGTAGTTTGGGAACATACCAAGGATGTCGTCTGAAATACACCCCTCTGGGAAGCTTTTAATGGCCTCATAGACCATTGTTTCTAGCTTGGTGGTATCAACTGCTTGAGCCGCCTGATGGCTCGTTGTGGGGTCTTCTCTTCTAGCCAGTTTAAACGCTGCCGTACCGAAGAATCTTCCGACTGTCTCATTCATGTTATCAAAAAATGTACTCATTATTAACTCCTATTGGGTGGGGCTACGACTGCTCGTCTACAAGCTTTCAAAAAGTATAAAACAGCTTTCACCCCGTGGTTATATTAACTCAAAAGGGCAAATCCGACTCATCAAAACTTGCCTTTTTAGGGGCTTGTTTGGGCTGATAGTCTTCTTTAGGTGATACTGCTAAACCCATGAATTTGCCTGACTTTCCTTCTTTGACCCAAGCACTGAGCCAGTAGTCTTTGCCATCAACAGTGATATTTCCCTTATAGTGAGGATGCTTATCGGTTTCCTTCTTATCATTAGAAAAAAGCACCCCACTATTGTTTCTTTGCTCTGATTTATTTTCCATTTAAAACTCCTTTGTAAGCAGAAAATCTGCCATGTATTAACTCAGTTGCCTCAATAGCAACAAGACCTGCTAACTCTAAATCTTCATACATACCAAATCGCAATTGTTTGTAGTTTTTGCAAACTTCAACTTGCCATTTTTTGCAATGCTCAACCCATTTGACTCCTTTATATCCAGATTTATTTGTTGATCTAATCTTTTGATTGCGGCAATTCTCCTCTTTGGTTGCTGCCCTCAAATTTTCTATCTTATTGTTAGTCTTATCGCCATCAATGTGGTCAACACATTCAGGCAAATATCCGTGGTGATACAAAAATATAAGGCGATGGGCTTTAAAGCATTTAGCTTTTATCTTCACATGGATATAGCCCTTCCCTTTATGAAGGCAACCAGCAACTTGACCAATCTCGTTTACACGCCCTATCTTTCTAATCAGATTTCCATCTTGATAGTCAAATGCTGACAAAACATAATCATGGCTAATTGCTAGGCTTTCCATTACATTTCCTTCGCTTTCTTTAACGCACTTCTTACTTTACTGGGAAGCAGAGTCCAGAGAGCAATTTTCTGTTCGCTATCTAGGTTCTCTGATTCCAACTTATCCCAAGCTGCCTTGGGGTCACCTTGCTCACACATGGCAATCAATTCCATTGCCATCTCTTGCAAGTACTGTAATTCCTCTGGAGGAATATTATCTTGTGCGCCCTGAGTAGGTGTAATCACTACTGATCTGCCCTCTTCAGGCAAGTCTTCACCCGCATAGATGTATAGACCTAAGCCATGCAGACTCAAAGCCTTTGTCATGCAACGCATGATGGCAGTGTTTACCGCAAACGCATCGGGAGTTGGGATGGCCTTGTTTCTGTAGTCCATAACAGGCAATTGACAGGTCATTGGTTTGCCAAACATGGTGGCAGTAACGAACACCATTGCCGTGCCGTTGATGTCCATGAAACACTTGTCGCCAAACATCTCTACTTTGTAGGTGGCGGTAGGATCAGCTTTAAGTGCTTCTGCCCATGCCCAAGCCCATGACAGGTAGGTAAGGTTGTTTTTCTTCTCTGTATGAGAATTGACATCTTTTTTCAGTAATGCTTCTATTGACATATTAACTCCTTTGATTTTCATTTAACTCTTGTTGAATAATCTCTTTTTGTTGTTCAAGATATAAATCCTTGAACTCGATAAAGTCTGCTTCTTGGCAGCAAACTATTTTATCCCCTTTGATTGTCAGGCAATAGGGGCAGTAGTGTATGTCTGAGAACTCTGACACATAGGTTTGGAATAGTGTTTTCAATGGAAACTTTCATAAGCCATTGTCCACAAAACATCACCCGCCAGATCGGTGAGCTTATTCAACTCATCTTCTGTCAATGGTGTTCCATCTTCATAGCATCCACTTGAAAAGTAGGCATCAGAGAAGTCTGGAAAGTCTCTGCTATCTACTCCATCTACTTCTAGGTCTACAACCATTTTTCCATTAAGAATCGGCATATTTACTCCTGTTAAACGTGGACTACTGTTTGCCCACACCGATAATGTGCCACACCTTTTAAGCCTTTTACATAGGTAGTTTCCCTAGGTTACAAACCTTTTTTATCATGCTAGGCTACTCACATGAACATCGAAAAAATTGAACTCCAATGTGCTGAAACCTTGCTTGCTTATGCAGAGTCAATGGCTGACGCTTATACCAACCAACCAGAGGATACAGAGGCTACTTTGACCGCTTTAATTGGCAGAACATTAGAACTACACCTGAACCGCAAAATCAACTTGGAGAACCTTTACAAATGACCCAACAAGCAATTATTCGAGCTTTACAGAATGGATCGCTTACCGCCTATGAGATGGAGAATCTAACGGGCATCCCAAGAACTTCCATCGTGGCTGCTTGCAAGAAGATGTCTCGCAAGAAAGAACTTACTGTTGAGAAAATCAAAGTGCATCGTGCTTGGGTCTGTAAATACACCTTAGAACCACACATGATTGAGGCTCAAAAAGCCGCCAATGATGAGCCTTATGACAAGCTAAATCCCTTTGATGTACGCAATGCCAAGGGTATTTTTACCAAATCTGAGTATGCCGTGATGAACAATCAGGCTAGAAGGTTGTTCAATGGCAATCCTAATTTCACTAAAGAAATCACAAATAATCAATTTATTTGAAAAAACCTCTTGACACATGAAAGAACTGTGTATAATCCAAATCGTCTGAGTGGCATCAGGCGATGAACGGAATAGAGAACCCCATAGATTTCTGTGTGGTCTTGCCTGACAACAGGCGAACTTTTGATTCCGTTCAATCGTCCGTTGTTGCTCTCGCCAAGAGCCAAGACCACAGAGTGATTTATGGGGTTTTTTGCGTTTGGTGGCTATGCAATGCGGTACGTCGGTGGTTGCATTTAGGGATACCCTGTTACACGAGCGAACTAAAGCAGGGGCGGTGGGCTAAGGATAGAGCCGAGTGGTTGGGACGCAAGTCTCAGAAGTCTGTCCGATGCGATGCGATGACATGGCTCCGAAGAGGAAGTTATCCACAAGCAGAGCGAAAACTGGGTTTTGACTCGGTAAGGCTTTGCTTTGCTCAAACATTCACCAAAGAGGAACTTATGAGGATATGTAAGTGTGGAGGAGTAGTAGGACAACATCAACTGACAAACAACCGAGAGGCTTGGACTTGTCGAAGTTGTGGAAGATATGAGATTGTTGAAGTAAAAAAACCCGAACCTGATAGGAGTCAAGAAGATGGAAAAGTTTGAGTTATTTTGGGCAACATGGCCTAAGTCGTTCAGAAAAGGCGGCAAGTCTGCTTGTTTGGCAAAGTGGAAAAAGTACTATTGCGAGACTTGTGCAGACCAAATCATCAAGCACATTGAGTGGATGAAAACCACAGATGCTTGGAGAAAAGACGATGGTGCTTTCATCCCCGCACCTTTGGTCTATTTGAACCAACAACGATGGGATGGGGCTGAGATTCCTGAAGGCTTTGGGATCAAAGTTGAAGTGCAAATTGATCCTGCCCTTGCCAAGATTGATGCAGATAGAAAAAAAGCCACCCCTATGCCTGAACACATCCGAGCAAGATTAGCAGAGTTACGCAAATGAAAGTGTTGCCAATAAACAACTTCGAGGTTGAGCCTTGGTTGCTTGAAAAACACTATGCCAAGCGTATGCCACAAATAATGTTTGCGTTTGGGCTTTACAAAGATGACATTTTGGTTGGCGTAGTGACTTATGGGATTCCCGCCTCACCACCACTTTGCATGGGAATCTGTGGCAAAGAATACTCAGACAAAGTTTTAGAGCTAAACCGAGTCTGTTTGTTGGACAACCACAAAAACGAAGCATCATTCCTTGTTGCGAACTCAATCAAGTTATTGCCAAAGCCAATGATTGTGGTTTCGTTTGCCGACACAAGCAAAGGTCATGTGGGCTATGTTTATCAAGCCACCAATTTCCTTTACACGGGTTTATCAGCAAACAGAATTGATTGGACAATCAAAGGTCAAGAGCATAAACACGCTAAAACCATTGGCGATGGCTTGACCTTGGCAGAGATTAAAGAGCTTCATGGCGATGACTTTTACTATGTCGAACGATCTAGGAAGCATCGTTACATCATCTTTCACGGGTCAAAGACTGACAAAAAAGTCATGCGATCTAAGCTGAAATACGAAGTTATGCCGTATCCCAAAGGCGACACTCAGAGATATGACTCTGGAACAACTGTAAAAACCCAACAACTTTTATTTGTATGAACTATTTTGAAGCTATGAGATTGCTAGACAAAGTGAAAGAGGGTGTGCCATATCCGCTTCATCTGATAAACAAAGCACTGGAGCTTACTGGTGACTTGGAGTAGACGTAACACAGAGAACCCAAGCGACAGAGTAATCCTAGAGCAAGCAGAAGCAAGGGAACTCTACCGCACTTGGGAAACAAACAAGGACAGAGATTTTGTGCGTGGCAGATTGGAGAGAGCTGAAAGAATCTACGGCATAGGTGCTAGAGATCGAATAAGGGAGTTTATGAACAGAATTAAAGACGGGACATTGCTATGAGCTTCATGGTGACTTTTATGGTGGAAGGAACACCAATACCCAAGGGTAGGCCAAGGTTTGCTAGAAGGGGAAAATTCGTATCAACTTACAGCCCCAAGACTACTGTTGACTACGAAACCAAGGTCAGCGAGGCAGCACAACTGGCAATGGGCAGTAGCGAACCCCTCGAAACGCCTGTGGGAGCGTACATCTACATAACCTTACCGATTCCCGCCAGTTACAGTAAAAAGCGAACCCAAGCCTGTTTATCAGGAGAGGAACGCCCAACAAAGAAAAGTGACATAGATAACTTCTGTAAGGCAATTTTTGATGGCATGGGAGGAATTGTTTTTGTAAATGACAGTCAGATTGTTTCGCTTCATTCTACGAAGGTCTACGGGACTGTTGGCATGGTTGAAGTAATGGTGAAAGAAGAGCTTATCTAAGGGTAAGTCCCAATAGAAAAAGAAACAAACAAGAGTAAATTAAAGGTTTTAACAAGGGTGAATATTATGAATACATGGGAATTTGACACAACAGTAGGTGCGGGTAGCGAAGTGGTGACAGTAGTTTACGAGTACGAGCAAGACCTAGATTCCACCTTTAACGAGTCTATTCGGGAAGTTTGGTTTGAGGGGCGCAACTGTATCGGTTTGCTGAGTGACGAGTCTTTCAAAGAGTTGGAGTGCGAAGCTGCAATGAGGTTTCAGCACCATAAACTGAACTACAAAACCGAGGATGTATGAGGCTAGATGAACTCGAAAAGATGGCGAAGGAGACTGCCGCCTTTGGTGTTCATCCAAGTGGTGAATACATTTACTCTTTTTACACTGAGCAACTACAAGCCTTTGCTAAACTGGTTGCTGAACACGAGCGTGAGCAATGCAAGAAACTTTGCACATGGAAAACAGGAAACAAATTTGTAGATGAAGCGGTTGCTGTTTGCTATCGGGCAATAGACCAAAGGGGGCAAGCATGAACAGAGAAGACATCATCCGCATGGCAAAAGAGGCTAGGTTTTACATTAACGACAATGAAGCATATAGCCCATCCAATCAGGAAGACTTCGAGTTAACCGAACACCTAGAACGCTTTGCCAAACTGGTAGCAGAGTATGAACGCAATGAAATAATTGAAATTTTGGATGCTTCAACTGGCTATGTTAATATGGATGCAATCAGGGAAAGAACATGAGCGATAACCCCCATAAGGCGGTGCAATTCCTGATTGACACTGCCCCTCTCTATTCCAAGGCCAAGGCTAGTCGAATGTTTTTGGAGGAGTTCCGCAAGAGTCGCAAGGCTCAGCTTATGAGCCAGGCAGGGACTGAAGTGCTTGGAAAACAAGAAACCTATGCCTATGCTCACCCTGATTACATTCAAATCCTAGAGGGCATCAGGGAAGCTGTCGAATTAGAAGAGCGTTATCGTTGGCTAATGACGGCAGCACAAACCCGCATTGAGGTGTACAGAACCGAGCAATATAGTGCTAGGCATGAAATAAAAAATACTCAATGAATAACAAACTAAGCGCAAAGCATAGGCTACATATTGGAAAAGTTAAACTATTGCCATGCTCAGTGTGCGATCAACATGGGCCAAGTGATGCACATCACATAGAGCAAAAACTACAATATTGCGTGATTGCTTTATGCAGGGATTGCCACAATAACTGGCATGGCACGAAGGCCATATGGAGGGTTAAAAAAATGGATGAACTGGCAGCCCTTGACGTTACCATTCGCAGATTGACTCAGGAAATGCCCCTAGAAGACCATTCAAGCCCCTTTTAAGCGGTTTTCAGGCACAAGGGAATAGCGTGGGAAGGCTAAAGCCCCCTAGAGCCTCAAACAAGGGTTTTTATAGACGTAAAAAAACCCGCTTATTAGGCGGGTTCTAGGTTATCGTTTTGTGAGTATTCGTAAAATCAGGGCGATCATTGCATAGATCATTCAAACCCCACAAATTCAAGTGCTTCAAATTTGCAGATTTCAACTTGATCTACTGATAAACCAAAAGCCAATTTTTCCGCTAATTCGCTGGCTTGTTGCGCTTTTTGGTCATTAGGCGCAGTTAAAGCAAGAATTAGGCATTGTGTGAGCGCATCAATTTGACTCATGCTGCCACCTTTAGATTTTCTTCAATAACAGCCATTGCAGTGCAAACTTCATCCCAGATCGCATCGTGCATTTCATCCCCTTCGGAAACACTATCTTCTCTATATGCGTGTAGAGCATCCCAAATAATTTCAAGTTGTTGTTTTATATCGTGCATTTTTAACCCCTTAATAAACACAAACGCCACGGGAATAATAAGAATCTACATTTTTACCCTCTGGCACATCATCGGGTCGAATCAAGTAGAGTGCTGCACCCCTAGGGTCACCTTGGATATAGGGTTTTATTTCGGCTGGAGACGTAGGGCAACCTTGAGCAGCCCATTCACGAAAATTTCTCATGCGAATAATATGGTCAAGACGCTTTTTTCTCTATCTGCAATGGGTGAAAGTTTGCCAGAGTATTGACTACGCCAGAGAGCTTTTCCAGCTTCATCCCGTTCAACGCATCCTCCATCAATGCCGCATTCAAGCTCATGCCATCTTTGCAATGTCATGCTTATTTTGCGGAGTTTCTCAGCTTCGAATACTGTAAAACCTAAGCTCAAAAGAGTATTTTCTTGCGCTGTAATGCGCTGTTTTTCACGTTTTGTCATTGCCATATTTACACCTATTGATAAAACCCTGCGAATTGCAGGCCACAAAACCCCTAATAAGAGGCTTTGCAGTCTGAAATTAAGCGGTTTCAGTGGCTTCTACTGGCTTAACTGAGGGCAAATAGCACCATTCAGGCACTTTGGCGAGTGCATATTCACGGGTAGGCATGATAACCCCGATAAATGCGTCATCCATCTGAGGGAATGAGACAATAGAAGATTGACTACCCCGTTGCAAAACCATTGGAATTTGACGTTTTCCGTAGAGTTCCTCCGATACATCCATAAAGCGGACAAGTAGATCAGGGTTAAATGTTGAGGGTTTTACATCCTCATCCTTGAAAACCATTGGAATAACTCGATCAGTATCGGGAAAACGTGCGTCATGGGCAGAAAAACGGGTAGTCGATTGACTATCAATGCACTCTACTGCAAAGCCCTCAACGGAAAAACTAAGCCATTCCTCACCTTGCTTTTTTGTACCCTTGAGCTTTGAGAGTGCCTCAGTAGGTAAAACAACGTTTTGCTTTGTGTCTGACCTAATGCCGTCAATAAGTAAGCGGCCTAGAACGTGCCCGTCAGTGGCCTCTATATACGTGCCCCGATTGTCCCTGACTACGTTAATGCCTTGCAAATAGTATCGAATATCTTTTTTAGCCGCTAAGTGAAGCATGGCACGGATATCTTTGCGCTTAATAGAAAATTTCATGTGAACACCTTTTGAATTGAAATGATGCGACAGTGCATCGAATAAGCCCAGCCCGTGAGCTTACCCGCTAGATTGTCAGTTTTCAGGATATACCGCAACTGAGGTAAACCCGTAGTCCCATTGTGCGAGGTTTCCATCTTGTAAGGCATCAAAAGCCCTAATAATTGTGGCTTGAGTTGCATATACGCTACTTCTAGCGAATGAGAGTGCCTCAGTGATAGAACTAAAGGTTTTCTCTGAGTTGCCTTGAATGTGAACGATAATTTTCATGTGAACCCCTTATTTTACTAAAACGTCAAAATAAGCCATGAGGCCGATACAGAGACACAATCCCAAGCCGATTGCCGTTAAGTAGTCTAAAAAAGTGTTTTTCATTGTGTAGCCTTTTGAAGTTTTGCGATCTGATCTTGAGTGTCATCTATTGCAAGGCGAATTTGTGCCAAGGAATCCCAGTCGCCCTCTGAAAAACAGAGCTTATCTTCTACCATTAAAAACATTAAATGTTCTTCGAGCTTGAATAAAGTGGTCATTTTTAACGCCTATTTGTTGAACGTTCTTATTGAACGCATAGGAATAATATCAACAAAAAAGAAAAAAAACATAGGGATAAACCCTTAGATGATAGAATTTATTTAAATTATTTAATTAAGGGATGGAAATGGCGGGAAGACCCTCAAGCCCTCAGACTAGGAATTTCCTCAGAAGATTGTCAGACCCTCAGAGAATGATACTGTTGGCCGCTGGAAATGGCGATCTATCCAAGGGTTTTGAAAACGTAATAGACCTCTACCATTACGTTCACAATGAGGGATATAGACCAGGCATGGAATTGAATTCCTTACAAATAGGTCGCGGAACAACAAACAACCCCGATACAGATCAATCTATTGTAGGTAAGGTAAGAGAATCAGTAGGAGAGAATAGATAAGGTAATACAAAACCTAGAATTCAAGTAACCCTAAAAAGGTCTT